CCAAAGTCCATGATTTACCACTTCCCCTGCCTCCCGTAATCAAATAGTACCTGCTATCAGGCTCTTCGTAGAATAATGGCTTGTAATCGTCTAAAAGTTGAATCATAGCTAAATTAATTAATTCGGGATTTTCATTTTTCGTTTGATTCCTGTACACTCAGAAACATACCCCCCCATGGGTAAATTAATTAATTGGGGAAATCCACTTTCCAACCCGTTCCCGTACACTCACAACAACACCCTCCCCCTATGTAACATATTGATTCATAGTTTATTCGGTGTCCTCCTGGGTATCCCAGTCCTGGGTATCCTGGGAGCCCAGGCCATGGAGGGCCAAGCCCTGGGGTTCTTCGTGTACTATCTTAGCTTCCTGTATTTCAATAGTCTTGCTTATCCAATGAATAGGGGGAGCTACCTTTTCCCCATTGGAAGTAATGTCTATTTGTTGTTTAGGTAAACCAAGCCTATATGCAAGCCACAATTTCAAGGCCTGTGTGTCCCCTTCTTCACATTTTCTTAATAACGCTAACCAAATTTTTTCAGGGACTGCGATCGCGTCCATTTGTTCTATTAGCTTGACTTCCTGGATTTTCGGTGGCCTTCCAGCTCCAGGTCTTGCTCCGCCATTTTTACCCATGTATCTACAAAAGTTTGTAAAACTGAAATAAACTGTTTATTCAGTCCTTAAAGGTAAAGTAAAAAAAATATACTTAATCATTAAAAATAATTAACAATTTACTTGCAATCAATTAAAGACCTTTGTAATATTGTATAACATTTAAACCTAACTAATTAAATATGATCGACTTACTAATTATTTCCACTGGCACTATCTTAATTTTTGCCCTAACTTATTTACTAACTCCTAAACAAAAAACAGCATGAAAAATTACCGTTTAACCTACAAAAAGCTTAATTCAAGCGGAATGCATGAAATTATCTTTACTACTATCATTCGCTGCAAAAGTATGCGAGGAGCAAAAATTAAAGCAAGGAACTTAGAACCTTTCCAATGGCATTCTAGAAATATAGTAAGCCTTGAAAGTGAATTTAACTTAAAACTTGATCGAATTGAATTTAACTATTGAAAAAATGAAAAAAGCATTGAAAGTACTTGGAACAATTATTTATTCAATTTTGGCCTTTTTGCCTATATTTTTTTTAGGCTATTTATTAGGCCTTAAATTACTTTAATCACTTAAAAAACTACAGACATGAAAAACGAACAAAAATTAGAAATAGTAATTGCCAAAATTAAGGCAGTAAAAGGTAATATATCCGCAAAACGGGATCGCATTAAATTTTACACGGAATCGCTAGAATTCGGTAGATTCGATAGAATAGATATCGAGGAAATAGAAAGATTTGATTTTGAGAGAGAAGTAATAAACAGACAAATTGCAATTAATCTACACAAAAAAAGTAGATCGAAAAAAAGCCCGTATACCTTTGAGGAATTCGAGCAAGATCTTAATAAAATTAAAAATTTAGCTAAAACCGTTTAATCAATTTAAGCCATAAACACTACAGACATGAAAAATCAAAATTTATTAGGCAAAGCAAATTCAAAGCTAATTAAAACAGCTACAGAATTTGGCGTACAAATATTCAATTTTTCAATCCCTGCAGGGAATGACAAAAAAAGCGGGAAAATTACTTGCCCATTTGCGGGATCTTGTTTTAAACTTTGCTACGCTAAAAAAGGGAATTATAGATTCGGGAACGTTCAGCGTGGTTTAACCTACCGTTACGAAACTAGCAAGCAAGAAAATTTTATTGAGTTAATGAATAATGAACTAAGCAAGATTAAAAAGGATAAACAGACCTATATTCGAATTCATGATTCAGGTGACTTCTATAGTCCAGCTTATTTTGCAAAATGGCTAGAAATAGCCCGCAATAATCCAAGCATCCGATTTTATGCTTATACTAAAAGCCATTCGTTTATTCGAGGCATTGAACTGCCAGAAAATTTTGACTTAATTTTTTCCCTTGGTTCCACAAAGGATGAATTAATAAACCAAGAAACGGAACGCCATTCTAGGATCTTCTATTCTAGCGAAGATATGCAAGCACACGGATACACAGATTCTAGTTACTTTGATCTTTTGGCTACAAAATGGCATACTGCAAACAATAAAATAGGCTTGATCATTCACTAAAATAAAATGATTGACCTATTCCAATATCCCGATAAACAGCCCGCTAAATTGCGGGCTTTATTGCTTGCATACATTCCAAAAATAGACCGTTAAATTTAAGCCTATTTTAAGCCCTTTTAAGCCCTCCAAATTTCTAGCTATGTCACTACACTAAAAAAAATATATCGTCCCGCTACGGGCCTAAAAATGCCATCCTTGACCTTGCTAGGTTTTAAGGTAGGTATGCCTTGACATGCACGGTCACGAACGGGCACGAACACCCCAACCCCATAGTGTAAAACATGGCGGAAAAATACCCCTAGTGTAAAACAAAACCCCTGGTGGAAAACAAAACCATCCAGGCCATAGTGTAAAACAAAACCATTCAGCCCAGAATATTACCCTTAGTGTAAAACAAAAATAAATTTTACAATTCCCTTGCATTTGTTGTGCAGAGTCTTGTACATTAGCATCATTAATCACTTAAACACACAAACATGTTAACAGATCACCACTTTATTCTTGAGCAGTCCGGCTTTAGCCTGGAGCTCGAATCCTTCGCCAACGAAGGCATCGTGCTTGACCTTTACTTCGGTAACGGCAAGTCTGTCACCTTGGAGCTATATGACGAGCTCAACGAGCGTTTTACAGACCACTACAGAGTCGTATGCTCAATCCTAGACCCTTTTATTGTTGAACAGTTAGAAGCCAATGTAAGACTATGCTTTACGAAATGATGACCGCCACCGAGTACGGAGTACTACGTGGCTTTACTGAAAAATCTACACGTGTTCACCAGATTATCCGCTCTGGAGTCTGGCCTGAAGAATGGGTGTACCCTCCTAGAAAGCTAGGCAACCAATGGATTGTTTTTGTTAGTGCAAACTGGATCGGCAATGGTAGAGGATAGAATCAACGAATGGATTAGTATAAACTACGGGGATGTACCCGTTAGTGTAAAACAAGAAATAGCTAAAACCTTTGAGCTTTACTGGGATGAGTTTACATTCTGGTATGCAGAAATTAAAACTAAACAGATACACAAACTATGAGAATGCAAGACGAGAATCCGATTATTGACGCTCTTTTAGAGCAAGGATACCACATAGAGGAAGTACGGGACATCATCGTACACATACACGAGGAAATAAGGATGGGAACTGATATAGAGGAAATTTTTGACTTATATAACCTAGACACAGAACTAATTACTTTATAACATGGAAGACCTAGTAAAAACCCTAGACCAATTAATTGGAGAATTATACATCATTAAAACACGAAAACTATGAAAGAACTTATTTTAATTCAAAACGAGCTAAAAGCTCCCAAGAGCCAATTCAACGCATTTGGCAAGTACAAGTATAGAAACTGTGAAGACATCTTGGAGGCTCTCAAGCCATTGCTTCTCAAGTACGAATGCACCTTGACTATTGAGGATGAAGTTAAAGAGGTTGGTGGAATTGTATTCATAGAAAGTACGGTATCTATACAGATAGACAAAGAAGGAAGAACGGAAGGCAGAGCAGTTACAGCCCAGGCAGGCATCGACATTAACCGCAAGGGTATGGATGTGGCACAGAGTTTTGGTAGTAGTTCCAGCTATGCTCGTAAATATGCTTTGTCAGGGCTTTTACTCATAGACGATACAAAAGATCCAGACTCGACCAACGATCATGGTGGTAAAAAAGAGGAGTTAACTCCAGCTCATGTAAAGTGGCAAGGAGCAAAGGATTCTCTAGCCAATGGCAAGGTATCTATGGAGCAAATTAAGTCGGTTTATAATTTAACAGCACAAAACGAAAAACTATTATTATCATGAACTTTAAATGCAGAGCAAGTGCCCTTGGCCATTTGATGACCAACGCACGGAGTAAAACAGAATCATTGTCTCAGACAACTAAGAGCTACCTAGAGGATTGGTATAAAGAGCAGATTTATGGACTAAAGAAGCAGATTAAGAGTAAGTACATCCAAAAGGGCTTGGCATTAGAAGATACGGCTATCGAGTTTTACTCGGTAGCTATGGAGAAGGACTTCATGATTAAGAACCTAGACCACTTTGAGGATGATTTCTTTACAGGTACTCCAGACTGTTTTCACGATGGTATAGTCTATGACTTTAAAACCTCTTGGGACTGCTTTACTTTCCCTCTGTTTGACGATCAGCCTGATAGTGGGTACTTCTACCAACTCCAGGTTTACATGCACCTGACGGGCTTAAAAAAGGCCAAGTTGGTATATACCCTCCAGGACACTCCAGAATTCTTGACTTATGAGGAGCCTGTGAGCTATGCACATGTGGAAAACAAGTACAGAATCAAGGAGTTTGACATCGAGTATGACCCCCAGGTTATTGAGATGGCCAAGGCCAAGGTATTGGAGTGTCGGGAGTATTTAAACGGGATGGCGGTATGACATCACTCACCCAGGAACAGAAAGACGAGATAGCTAGACTATATAAGCTTAAAGTACTAAATAAGAATATAGCTACTATAATGAATATTAGTAAACACCTAGTAAATAATTATATATACAAGGACTATCTGCTTACCAACGAGAGAGCCAAGAATACCTGCTCTCACTTGAACCACGCAGATGAGGTCATTGAACTATATAAGAAAGGTCTACCTTATAAAGATATTATGCTTATGACTGGTGTAAAATACCATCACCTATGTGAAATTCTAAAACTCACAGAGCATAGGCGAGTAAAGTCTCTTAGTATAAAATTAGTTAGACAAATAGAGCGTATGGTAGAGGAAAAATGGAGGACTTGTGACATAGCAAAAGAGCTAGATTTGGAGTACAACAGAGTCTCACATTGGGTGAGAAAAGCTAAGAATGAGGGTGTACACTAGTGTACACTAAGTGAACACCTAAGTGTA